ACACCAATACCAGTAAAGCCTAACTTAATAGCATTCTTTACTATAGTGTACCTTTGTAGACCAGAGGATACAGCTATGTCCGCAGCTATACCTTGTGCATGTGTACCGGGTTGTTTTTTACCTAACTCAATAGGATGGTCAGGGGATCTATAGCCACTTGTGATTACAAAAGGGAAACCACAGTGTTCTCTAAGCTCATCTAAAGCAAAGATTAATTCATCTTCTATCTCATTCTCACCTGTAGCTTTACAGGCAAACTCATCTCTACTGAAGTACTTAAACGTCATTGTTTGTATAGTCTCCTTCAATAAATGAGTTATCACTCATCTGAGGTTCTTGGTTAGGTGTAACATCTGTCTCTACAGCGCCTCCACCTATACCTGAGATTGTTATGGATACCGCTGATCTACCTCCAGCACTATCCTTCTCAAAGTAGCTTAAGGGTAACATACGATCCATTACTAGCTTCCAAGCAGCAGCTTGATTCTTATGGTCATCATTAAGTGCTGCATCAAATATACTATCTAGTACTCTACGAGACTTAGGACTAGCTAACATCCTAGCTTTATACTCATTGATAATTGAAGCATCCCCTTTAGGTCTACCTACCTTACCTCTAGAGCCACTAGTCTTCTTAACTACCTCATCTTTCCTAGGTCTACCTCGCTTACGCTTAGGAGGATCATCTTGATTATCCATAATGTATTTACCTTAAGCTATCTAAGAATACCTATTTATTATAGCATATTTTTAAGCATTTGTCAAGTACTTTTTACTGTTATTTTTTAGACTGAGTCAAAGTTTTAATTTCTCTTGTGTATTCAAGAGGTTACATAAGTTAGTGAATACTTACTTTTTTATTATTTTACTGTAGTTTTCTAATTTCTACTTTTGAGTACTGGAGCGCCTACTACAATAATCATCAGTGACGCCAGCGGCCCCCCGTACCCTTATCGTTAGCCCCCTTAGCCCAACAGTTAGTCTAAGGTTTTCCCCAGAGTACAACAGTCAGACTAAGGGACAACCAAAGAGCCTAACGGTTAGACTTAGGTGCGCAATAGATTACAACAGTTTACTTAAGGGGAACTTGAGAATGCCAAAGAGTGTGTCCTTCTATAGTACCCAATGAGGCACTAACATTGTCTAACTAGTGTCTAACTTGTGTTGTCTTTAGATCCTTGCGTTTATGCTAGTGCTCCGGCATCATGGCTCCACATTCAATAAACAAGGTAATTAAACAAATGAATAACGACTCTATAATTTTCACTAAAAAAGAGCTGTGGTTAAATCAGGCTGGATGCTTTGGGTTCCAGTTTAACGAAGATCAACTATTAAAGAAGGCGCTAAAGGCTGGCTTCGTAACTAAAGTGGGTGAGGATCAATACTTAATGAATGACGAGTATCAATCACGCAACGCCTAGTGCATCATACGAGCCTATTGCAACCAGTAGGCTCCAGTGGTAACACTACGCAAAACAATAGGAGACGAAACATGTCAATAAGAGTAACTAAACGCGAAGGCGACTACGTAAACTTTTACACACGTGGTCTATCAACTGGCAAGTTCTGGCTAGTATCTCTAGACAACGGCGTGAAAATAACGCTGCCGCGAGAACTGAGCAAACCACAGATTGCAGAATTTATAAGAGAAAAAGGTTGGGCTGAATTACCAAACATGGACTAGTGCTCTATGGATAACCCTTACAATCAGGGGTTATCAGTGGCAGCATTAGCCAAACACAACACAACAAAAGAAGGATAGATACCATGTTAGTAGCACCAATGTATAACGGCGACGAACTACGCCACGAGTTCCAAAGTTTTGGCAGAGGCGAGCAATTCAGCCGCCAAGGGTTTGATGCCCTCTATAAGTATCTTGATGACTTATCCGAGGACACTGGCGAAGATATTCAGCTTGATGTAATCGCTTTGTGCTGTGAATGGTCAGAATATGACAGCAGCAAGGAAGCCTGCGACCAGTACAGCGATGATATCCAGACACTTGATGATCTAAACGACCACACCATGGTGCTACTATTGGACAATGGTGGCGTAATGGTGCGAGACTTTTAACAACAAAGGATCAGACAACATGAAAACAGCGACCAACAGCCTAGGCGACTTGGCAACTATTAGAACAATTACCACAGCAGGTGGGACATTCTACAGCGTTAAAATATACACAGAAGAAGCGGGAGGCGATGAACCTTACCGCTTGCAAATAGCACATGCTGACGCTGACAAAAAAACCAATGCGTCCTTATCAGATGAACAAGTACTCCAAAAACATCTAGCAACCTCACTGGCTCGCTACGGCTTCACAGCAAAGGACTTAAAACAATGAGAACAGATTATACCTTATCACGTAGGGCAGAGCGTGAACACCAACAGCGCGAGCAAGCTATCTATCAGACACTAAACCGAGCAAGCGTAGGTGTCTCTTTAGTCCTCTTTGGTTATCTAATGTGGGCCTTCCTGCTAGGGCTGGCCTCATGATTGAAGCAATAAGGGCACAAGACAAAAGGCTAGAGATATTTAAGCAGCCAAGGGTTAGCCCCTTGGAACCAAGGGTGCGTAAATTATACTTTCAAGGTTTAAATCAACAAAGTATTGCCAAGGAACTATCGTTGACGCTACACCAAGTGAAGTATATAGTCAGACGGTCACAATGGAAAAAATCACCACAAGGAAGAAGGTAAACAATGGATTTATTCAATACACTAGGACAAGCACTGGGGAACATAGACACAATGCGAGAACAAGCGGAAGCTAGCGACCCTAGCGCACCATGGAATCAAGAAGACGCTACAAGCGAGGACTTAAACGAGTATACCGTAGACGTTACAATATCTTTACTGGCTTTTGACAAACAAGACGCCGGGGATTTTGTAGAATACCTGCTAAAACGTGCTAAAATGCCGGGTAGCGTATCTTTTGACATTGAAAACGTGATAGAATCTTAAACTAAAAAGGAACTAAAAATGAAGTTTTACAAAATAGCAAACACGCCAGCACCCAAGCAATTGTACCGACGTAACCAAGGGACTTGGAAACCATTGATGCAAGGGATGCGCCAAGGTGAATGGTTTTTAGTGGAGAAGTCCAAAAAAGCTAACGTGCAGTCAGCCGCTTTTGCATACTGCAAAGGGCGTTACAGCCTGTACATGCACCCAAGCAAGAAAGATGTATACGTATTCAAGATAAACAAGAACTAGGAGCTAAGAAGATGATTTACAGGTTGAGAAAACACAAGCGGCGCTATGGGCTCACAGTGGGGCGAGCCTTCACTGGCTATCACTTTGGAAAGCGTTCATGGTACATAGCGCACAATAGGAAAATGGCGCGGCTGGCTATCAATGACTGGAGAGGCTTGGTGGAGGTGTGTAGCAAATGAACATATTTTATTTGGACAAGTGCCCAAAGAAGGCAGCACAACAACAGTGCGACAAACACGTGGTTAAAATGATCTTAGAATCAGCGCAAATGTTATCAACGGCTCATCATGAGTACAACAGTGACCGGGCAGTTTACAAGACCACACACAAGAACCACCCCAGTACTGTATGGGCCAGAGAATGCACCAGCAACTACCGCTGGCTGTATGACCACATGATGGCCCTAGGAGACGAGTATACGAAACGCTATGGTAAGACACACCTAACCATCCAAAAGTGCCGCGATACGCTTAAGGAGCCACCAGAAGGTATGCCGTGGAATGTACACCACACACAACCGCCACAGTGTATGCCAGACGAGTACAAGCGTGATTGTTCCGTGGAAGCCTATCACTTGTATTATGCAAGCAAAGCTGATACAATAGACATGCGCTGGACTAATGCCAGCCTAGAGTTTTTCAATAGACAGGATATAGCAGCATGAGTACAACATACTACGAGGAAGACGTAACAAGTGACTACGAACCAGACCCAGAGCAGGACAGAAGGGACATGATAATCCACACTTTGGTTGACTATAGGATCAACGCAGTGTCTATCTCAGAGGCGTTAGTGATGATGGCTAGTTACCTATCACAAGACCTAGAAAAACGCTCTACGGGCGATTTAGAGGCTTTATACGCGCAGTTAGTAGGCCCAGAGTCCCAGGAGGTGCACTAATGCGCTGCAAAGCCTGTGATACGCTACAAACTGACCTTGACAAAGGTGACTTATGCCACCCTTGCAGCGTAGAGGAACTGAAGGCAAGGTTTCCAGACCAGAAGCAAGTCAGGGACACAGAAGCACAAGATTTTATTGAACATGTTGAAGGAATAATGAGGATAACTAGGGAACATGAAAATTTTTCAAGTTAATTCTCCACAAGATTAGTGTATCTCATGTTACACTAGTACTCTAAAGAGGCTAAGGGATAACATTATGTTAATCATTATGATTATTCTTAAGTCTACTTTAGTAAACTTAACTAAACCTTAGAGGTATTGATATGGCAGTAGTAAGTGGTAAAGCAGCGTTTGCTCACTTGGACAGCACAGAGGTGTATAACGGACAGGACACAGGACGGTATACACTGACTGTAACCTTGGACGATGAGAATGCACAGATCTTGTCTGAGCAAGGGGTAAAGCTAAGAGACTACGACGGTAACAAGCAACGCAAGTTTGCTAGTAAGTTCAACGTAAAGGTCATTGATGCTAATGACCAGCCCTTTGTTGGTAACATTCCACGGGGTTCAGTGGTACGCCTTAGCTACAAGACAGGTACGCCACACCCAGTCCATGGTACTCCAACCTACCTAAATGCAATTAGGGTGGTAGAAGTAGCGGAAGACAGCAGTGGGATTGATGCAGACCTATAGGCATAGCAAGGATGATCCGTTTGTAAGACATGAGCCATGCCCCAAGTGTGGCTCTAAGGATGCACTGGCTCGCTATAGCAGCGGGTCAGCGCATTGCTTTTCAAACCTATGTGATCATCACGAACATTCAAATGGCAACGTAGTAACGCTACAGCCCCAACCAAGGAGGCCATTGGAAGATATGACAGCAGCAGGCGTCATAGCAGCTATACCCGACAGAAGACTTAGCCAAGAGACTTGTAGAAAATACAATGTCATGGTTGAGTACAATGCAGCCGGTGAGATAGCCAAGCACATCTACCCGTACTACAGCACAGACAGCGACGAACTAAAGGCCACCAAGGTACGCCATGTGAAGAATAAAGACTTCCATGCGACAGGTGACATGACCACTAATGTAGGTCTGTTTGGTCAGCAAACGTGCAAAGGTAAGGGTAAATACATCACCATCACAGAAGGTGAGATAGATGCCCTTAGTGTAGCTGAGATGTTTGAACGTAAGTGGGACGTAGTCTCGTTACGCAATGGTGCATCCTCAGCAGCTAAGGAAATCAAAGAGAACCTAGACTTTTTGGAAGGCTACGATAACGTAGTGGTCTGCTTTGACACAGACAAGGCAGGACAACAGGCCGTAGACGACATAAAGGACTTGTTCTCACCAAGCAAGCTAAAGATAGCCAAGCTACCCATGAAGGACGCTAACGAGATGTTGTTGGCTAACAAGGTGCGGGAGTTTACTTCAGCATGGTGGAATGCCAAGGTTTACCAACCTGATGGCATCATCCAAGGTAGTGACACATGGGATGCCTTGACCAACAAGATTAAGGTCAAGTCCATACCATACCCGTGGCAGGGACTCAACACCTACACCAAAGGCTTTAGACCATACGAGCTAGTGACGATAACGTCAGGCTCAGGTATGGGTAAGTCTCAGATGGTTAGGGAGCTAGAGCACTACCTGCTAAGGGCAACGGAGGACAACATTGGCATCCTAGCCTTGGAGGAAGACGTAGCTCGCACCGCACTGGGCATCATGTCAGTGGAAGCAGACTGCCCTTTGCACCTTGAGGAAGACCTAGACCCAGAGATAGCATTCCCTTACTGGGAGGATACCCTTGGCACAGGCAGGTATTACTTGTTTGACCACTGGGGCAGTACCAGTGAGGACAATCTGTTAGCTAGGGTCAGGTACATGGCTAAGGCTTTGGACTGCAAGTGGATCATCCTAGACCACCTGTCCATCGTTGTGTCAGCACAGGACAATGGTGATGAGCGTAAG